TTCATTGACCGCGCCCGGAAGGCGGGTCGGCGGGAACTCCGCCTCGCCCGTTTTGGCCCGACCTTCCGTGGAGTCCGTGCGGAACCGCCACAGTTCGCGGTGGTCCACGATGAGCGACACCAGCCCGTCAGGCGAGCCTTCAGCCGAGGCAAAGTCCAACGGGTCTACAGACAGACCGTCCAGCAGGGAGGTAATCCACACCGTCTGGCTGTTGGGTTGGTTGTAAACGAAATAACCGTCAAGGTAACCTACGTTCACCGCCCCGTAGAAATCAGGGTCAGTGATTTGGGCAAACACGTCGGTGTTGTAGTTGTAGATGAACCCGTCAGGGTTGCAGGCGATGAACAACTGCGTGCCGTTGTCTGCCATGCTCACAGGGCCAGTGCCCGTCACCGTGCCTTTCAGCGTGGCAACGTAGCCGGAAGTCACTTGGTAAAATCCAGTACCGGAGACAACGTACAGGTAGCCGCTGTGCGACCACATCCCACGGATAGGGCCGGTGCCTACGGTAGCCACTAGGCGCAAGCCAGGCGCACGATTCAGGAAGCCGGGTTCCTTGCCGCCCTCGGGTATCGCTTCTGGGAAAAGGTTGATGCAGCGGTTGTCGGCGGCGTTAACCGACCGAGCAACATATGCCGCGCCAAGTATAGGCGTCTTGGCCATCAGAAATTCCCGGCGTACACGTTGAAGCGTTGGCGCGTACCCACGATGCTGTACGGGATAGACATGACATCGCCGGGGTTGTTGATGCGCTTCAGGTTCCGCTTGCTGGACATGGCAATGCGCTGCACCTGTGGCGAGGGTTCCACGCCAAACTCAGGCGCAATCTCACAGGCAAGGTTGTAGCGGAACGCACGCAGGTAGCCAGGCGGGAATGCCAACGACGTACCCAAGGCGGCAGGCTGCGTCAGCGGGTCTACCGAGATGAAATGCCACTCCAACGACCGCGTAGGCACAGGGTAGATGTGCAGGTCAAGGTTCGGGTAGTTGGTGTTAATCCACATCACCTGCGGGTACGAGGACGTTACGGTCTTGACCGCAATGCCGTCGTACTGCTGCTGGTTGATGATTTTGATGCCGTACGAGATGCCCGAGGACGGGTCAATAAAATAGGTGCTGTCGTCCAACTCAATAGGACGGTTGCCTACAAAGTCACCCGTGGGGCCAAGCGTACGGCTGAGTGAGCCAGCAGGCCAAGTAAACACCTGCTCTTGCGTGGTGAAGATAGACAGGCGTTCCGTAGACCACGAGTCAATCATCTGCTGCATGGCAACAAGCGCATCCGCGCCGGTAGCGGCAGACGGCGTCTCACCTTCGGCAAGCATCCCCAGCAGGCGCAGAGAGCCGTTGATGATGTCGCTAGCAGTGACTGCGGCAGGACTGCCGGAAAGTACGATGGGCATTACTGTTTCTCCGTGCGCTTAAGCCACGCCGCAAACATTTCGTCTTGCAAATGCAGCTGCCATTCGGCTTCCGACATCTGACCGGACAAATAGCACTGTAGGAGCAGGTTGTACATTACTGTGCTTTCCCGTCTTCGTGTTTGTCAGCATTACGCAGCGCCGTCACCAAAGATTCTACTTCGCGCATGGGCCTTGCCAAAAGGTAATCGTGCAAAGCGCGTAACAGTGATTCAGGCACTAGGTATTGCGGTTCCACGTTAGGCTCCAATCAGGTGATGAGCGCCAGACGTACCGGAATGCAATCGCTCAACCAAGCCTTTGACGTACTGCGCCAACTGCGTGGTTGTTACGGTAGCGGTGTCAAACGAAGCAGTGTTGGTAGTGCCTGTGGGCAAACCAAAACCCGGCTGCAACGACCGAATGTAGGAATAACTACCAACGCCTGTGCTAACTGCAAGAGGCGAACTTACAACTGTCACTTGGCTTGCATTAACTTGCAGTTTGCTGCTGCCACCAATAACAAAAGTCATTCCAGACAACGCTGACGAATACGAAATGTAGTCGCCATTAAACGAAGTAGTACGCCAATCTGCTGCCAAGTTGCCAGAAGCCGTAGCCGCATTGTTTAGGTAAATGCGGTCATTGCCCTTAAGCGAAATAGCCGCTTTGTTTGTGCCAAAGTCCAACGAGGACATAGCCAAATCAAGGCCGGTGACCCATTTACCAGTACCAGAAATCAAAGCATCGCAAGTGGCGCTACCGCTGTTTTGCGCTCGGTAACCCATCCACACCGCGCTTTTTGCACCCGTAGCGTTTGTACGATAAAAATTATTTACAATGCCAACAGCTGCTGCATCATATCCGTTGTCAGTCAAATAAGTTTCGTAAGGGTTTAGGTATACACCATCTGCGCCTGCCGTCATGTCTCCAGCAAACAACCCGGCGGCCGGATTGGCTAAAAAGTTAGTGCTTCCGGCTTTAGTGCCTGTTACAAACCCCGTGGCGTTATAGGCAATCATGTCGCCTTGCCCAAAATTTGCTACCGCTGTGCGGTACGCAACTGCCGCAGTGCGCCCCGTATTGCCGGAGGTGCTTTGGTTCCAGCCACTTTCGTTGTAAACGTAAGTGAAGTGCGGATACGCTTCAGGGGTGTAAACGTAGCCCGTTGTTGGTTGACCCAGAGTTGCCGCCCCGGTAATTCGATGTTCAACAGGAAACTGGCACTTTGCCAAGTCGCCGTTAAACGCAGTGCTAATGCTGGTGTAGGTTCCTAGCGAAGATGGCGCAGCCTTAATGGCTGCAAAGAACTTGCCGCGTTTGTTTCCGGCAGAGTCTTTAATCTGCCCGTAGCCATTGTAAGGGCCGTCTAGGTCGGTTGCGGCGACAGTAGTGCAGTTGTACACGCCAGCGGGAACGGTAACCAAAGTGGCAGCAGCGTCAGCAGCAAGCACAGTGGCGCTGTTGTTGGTAGTGCCGTTGCCGTTGATAACGCCGTAGTCACCAAGGCCGTTAACGCCAGCATCCGCCTGGTCAAACAACGACACGTCCGAGAACTGCTCCTGAGCAAACCCAGTAGCCATCACGGACAGCGTGTAGCGACCGTTGTCGGCGTAGAAGTAAAACTGCCCGTCGCTGTCAGTCGTGACCTGACTGCTGGGGATGACGGTCAGCCCGTTGTCGCTGTAGATGGTCGCAGGCGTCAGCGTACCGTACAGGTACACGGTAACCGTCGCGCTGGCTATCGCGTTGCCGTGTACATCTTGAATGGCGTTTTGGTACTTTTGCATAGCAAACCCTACGGCGCTATGGCACAAGTGCCAGCAAAAAAGGCTGACAACCGCACGTTAGTCCGCACAGCAGAAGAAAACAATTGGATAGCCAACACGTTGCTGTTGTCAACGCAGTCTAGCGTTAACGCGCCGCCACCAGACAGGTTAAATCGGTTGGTGCGCGTAAACGTAGTTCCTGCGGTTACTTGGTCAAGCCGAGATACGCGGTCAGTAGCAACGTCACATATAACGTGCGTGGTAACGTCGGTGTACAAGCGGTTGTTGAGCCAAGTAAAGGTGTTTAGCAACGTAGTGCTTGCCGCTCCTACAGATTGCTCAATCCACTCAAAAATAGGGTCAATTACCAACAGCGGACGGCCAGATGGAGTTACAGCAGCGGTGCATTGCACAAACTTGTGGTTGGTGCAAACGCCGCCACTGTCAGTCTGAATGCCGATGGCGCAGTTGCTGGAGGTGTTGTTGTCGATGGACGACACGCCGTTGGTCAGGTAGAAGCCGCTAGCGCAGTCGTTTACCACGTTGTCTACAATACGCACGGCATCGTCGGTGCTGGCGCCAGAAACAATGCCTTTGTCAAACGAAGTAACGACGTTAGATTCAACCACTACACGCTTGCTTGGCACTTCGGGCGTGGCATCGTTAATCAGCCAAATGCCGTACTTGCCAGCTTCACGGTTTGTGCCGGACTTGACTAGAACATTGTTTGCAATGGTAATGTTTAGCGGCATCTTGTAAATGCCGCCAATGTTGTTGTCTTGCAGCGTAATGCCGTTGCCGTTGACTTCAAACGTGTTGCTAGACAGCACGCCGTTGATGCAGTTTTCCTCAACGTGCAGCGCGTCAGTAATGGCTCCGTAAAAGTTGTTGCCAATTACGCGGAAGTTGGTGCAAGACGCAAACGAGCAATGCAGAGCGGTAAGCGAGGCCGACGTTCCCAGCGAATCGCGGAACGTGTTGCCCTGCACAAGCAAATCATCCATTACGCCGGACGGGCTGTTGAACTGGCACGGGTCATCGTAGTTGCTGTAAAAGTCGTTGTTCAAAACGCTGATACGGCGCTGCGTGCTGGTGCTGACATTGGTTTTAAGAAAGCCGTACCGGAACCGCGTGACGTTGCAGTTTTGGATGCGTACATCCGTCTGCGTGCCAGTAGTGGAGAAGTTGATTAGGTACGAGTCGTGCGAAATGGTTGCGCCACTGTTAGTCGTGCCGCCATCAAACGTGCAGGACTCAAGCGTAAGGTTGGTGACGTTTCCCTGAAAGAATGCAGCAGAGCCGCCAACAGGGCTAGACAAAGAAACTTTTACGCCACGCACGGTCAGCGGGTTAGAAACGGAAATCAGGTTGCGGTAAGCCGTGCTGCTTGGGACAAACACAATTTCCGTGCTGTCCGCGCCATCGCCTTCTAGCGTCATGTTGGCAGTAGGGACAAGACCGGTAGTGCCGGTAAACTCAATGCGGTAGGTGCCAGCAGGAACGCGCAAACGCTTGCCGGCAGAAGCGGCAAATGCGTTAGAAAATGCGGTGTAGTTGTTGGTAGTGCCATCGCCAACCGCGCCGTAGTCCTCAACGCTAGTGATGCCGGCATCAGCAGGGTCAAACAACAGCACGTCATACGTCGTCTGAGACGCAAGACCTGCGGCGACTACCTGTACGTTGTACCGCCCGTTGGCGGCGTAGAAGGCAAACTCGCCCTCGGCGTCAGACAGCAACGCGCCTGGGGCAATAACTGTGACGCCGTTGTCGGAATAGATGGTGGCAAGGGTTGCCGTACCAAAAATGTAGACCGCGATGGAAGCACCAGCGACCGCATTGCCTTTGAGGTCTTGAATGGAGTTCTGGTACTTCTGCACGGTTAGCCCTCGGCGGTCTTGGGGGGTCTTCCTCGACGGCGAGCGGCAAGCTCATTCACAACCGGAGCCGCCACGGTGGGCGTGTCGGGATTGTACCGCGACCAGCCGTTGTTTTCATCCTCCACAGCCTCGACCTCGCTGATAGCGACCTTGGTGCCGTGGACGGGGTGGGATAGGTAAATGACCATGGGTAAGGGTCAGGGGGCCGAAGCCCCCTTTCCCCGTGCCGTTAACCGCGGAAA